CTTCCTGATTGCGCGCTTCGTTGGGCGCGAAGATGCCGCCCATGACGCCCTCTTTCAGCGCCGCGATGCGGTCCTTGAACGCCGAGCGCAACAACGCCTCGGTGGAAAACTCGGTGTATTCGTCGGGCTGGCCCTTGAGCCCGTACAGCTTGTCGAACGCCTGTTCGGTGTGTTCGAGACAGAACCCGAGTCCGGTCGCGATCCAGAATTGCATCAACGCTTCGGTCGAGCCGAAGCCGCTGCCGCCCTGGCCGAGAATTTGCAGCGGGATGCGGAACACCAACGCGATGTTCTCTTTCGACATCTTCATCATCTCGGCGATCTGCGAGTCGCGACCACCGAACGACCACGGCTGCACCTTGAGCCCGGCGGTGAGAATCGGCACCTTGCCTTGGTTGATGCCCTTGGCCTGTTCGTCCCACCGATCGCGCAACGCCTGCACCTGATCCTTGTCGAGCGCGAGATCGGTGGACAGCACGGCCGATGGCCGCGCTTGGTTCATGTAGAATTGAATCTGCTGCTGCGTGATGGCGTCATAGATCGACATATCGCCGAGCGCCGACAGCAGCGGCGTCTGACCCCACAGCGGGAACGGATAGCGGCGATCGGCATGCAAGCGGATGTGCAGCACGTCGCGCTCGGGCACCATCAACGGATATTCGGTGTCGCCGAAAAGCTCGTTCTGGATGACGGCGTTGCCCGCCAGCCGGTAGAACACGTCGCCGGTCTCGGCCACCACCGGGCGCGAGATGCGCGAGTCCATCAGGTGTAGCTCGGTGACTTCGAAGCGGTCGTTGCGCAGCGCCAGCGCGTAGCCGTTGCCGTCGAGATAGAGTTGCCGGATCGCATTCAGCATGAAGTCGCTGAATGTCTGATAGGCGTTCGGCGCGCGCAGGACGCGCGACAGCGCCGAAGTGGTCACCCGGTCACGGCCGCCCTTGCTGTTCTTTTTCCAGTGATCGCCGGGGCACATCGCCATCGTTTGCGAGTATGCCGACACGCACGCCTCGACCATCGCCGAGCGCGCGCCGATCGGAATGGGGTCCATCCCCATCTGCCACCAATTGGTGGGCACGCCATCGGGCAGCCAGCCGCCCGTGATCGGCAGCACGTACGGGCCGGGGCGCGGCTCGCCCTCGACCGCGCGCACGATCGTGCGGAGCGTCCTGGCAATGAGGGCGCGTGCGTTGGCCACGGCGATAACCTATCGAGGGGAAAGGGAAGTCCCGGCCACGGCAATGGCCGGGACGCGCACTGACACTAGCGTGCGGTGCCTAGCGTGCGGTGCTCTGGCGAGTCTGATACGAACCGCGCTCGCCCGCGCGGCCTTCCATCTGGCGATGCTCGACCGGCACTGCGCCGAGATCGGGATCGCTGCCGTCTTCCGACAGCTTTTCGAAGCGCTTGCCCATGGCGGCCTGATCGTTCTCTTCTTGCGTTGGGGTCGGCCGCCCCTTGGTGCGTTGGGCAAACTCGGCATGCGACCGCTGCACCGCTTCACGTTGTCCCGCCAAGCGCTGCTTGGCGGCTTCGCTGAGTTCCTGATCCGCCATGATGGTGGACTCCTTTCGGTTGCACCCCCTGTCCGTCAACCGTCGAGCTTACTCTTCGGTTTCACCCTTGGGGGCGGGCGCGGGTGATGGCGCGCGCCGCGTGCGCGGTTCGGGCGCGGGTGATGGTCTCGTTTCGCGCTGCGGCGGCGCATCGGGCGGCTCGATCTCCGGACCTTCCGACTTGCTGTAGGTGTCGGGCGGGATCACGCCCACGTCGAGCGGCGCGCCATCGTGATCGTGCTTGACCGGCGCGCCCGCTTCCGTCGCCAGATCGTTCTCTTCCTGAGTCGGCGTTGGTCTCACGTCGGCCATGGCGAAATCTCCTAGCTTAGAACGGGGAAACGCGGGCGAGCGTGCCCGCCCGCGTCACTGATTCGCGTCTTAGCTCCAAGTGACGTTCTGAGTCCAGGCGACGGTGCCGCCGCGACGGATGGCCCAATTGAGCGGCAGGATCATCCGCAGCGCGAGGCTGTCGGTCTGGAAGAGCGAACGCTGCGGCGACGCGGTGACGGCAGGCGAGCCGCCGACCAAATCCGCAGGCGAGGTATCTTCCATGTGCAGGGTGGCTTGGTCCGACATCTCGAACCGCATGTTGTCGCCCTGCATGGTCACGAAGTCGGCGGCGTCGATCAAGACCAGGGTCTTCACCGGCACGGTCGCCGAATCGATGATCGGCAGATTGGCGAGCGTGCCCCGGCCGATCTCTTCCTTGAACGGGAAGATGCCGGTGTTCGGAGCCATCGACAACGCCGCCGACAGCACGTCGCTCGGATTCATCAGCCACGTGGGGTTGCGGATGTTGCCGTAGGTGCTCGCGGTCAAGGCACCAACGAGCGCCTTGATGTCGCCGATCAGCGCGGTGAGCCCGCCGCCCGCCGTCGCGCCGGTCGCCGCCACGCCCGCGAGAATGCCAGCGGGACGGATGGTGGTCGCGGCGTTGGCGTCGAGCAACACGGTGTCGATCGCGACCGCCGTGTCCTCTTGGATGGCTTGCCGCAGCACGCCCTCGATCGCGGGGATGCTGTGCTCGTCCATTTCCCGCGTCCACGTGGTGATGACCGCCATCTTCTTGGGGATGAAGGTCTGCGCCGTGAACGCACCCTGCCGCACCGGGATCGCCATGCCCTCGCCGACGAACGAACCGGCGATGGTGGGCGTGCGCGAGCGGGTCGGCATGATGATCTTGCCCGCGCGACCGAAGCTCAAGGTGAGCCCCTTCGCGGACAAGCGCGGGAACACCGACTTCGGCAGCAAGAGCGCCATCATGTCGGTGTAGACTTGCTGCACGAGTTCGGCCGCCCATCCGGTGACCGTCGTCATGGCTGGCGCGGAAGCCGCCCGCGTCATCCATTCGAACACGGTCTTGGTTTCCTCGGTGCCGTACTCGGGGAACACCTGCGCGATGCGCATGCGCGCCACGTCGGGCATCTGGCCCCACACCTTGGCGCAGTACGAGATGACTCCCGCCTTCACCAAGTAGTCCAGGGGTTCCCATTCCTTCTTGCGGCCCGGAACGATGACCGCACCCCCCGCGTCACGCTCACGGCGTTCGGCCGTGGTGGTGATCGCGGTGGTGGTGACCAGCGCGCGTCGGCGCGTGTCGCCGCCGTTGGTGGCGTCGTTCGGGTCGATGGCCTGTCCGATCGCCTTCTCGGCGTTGACCAGCATTTCGTGCGTCTTGCGAAGCTGCGTCAACTCCGCATTCAGCGTGTTGGTGGTGTTCAAATCGGCGTCGCTGACATTGGCGTCATTGATCTTGCCGAGATGATCCTCCAACGCGGCCGTCTTGTTCGCGATCTGCTCTTGCAGGTCCGCGATTCTCTGAGCGAGCGCACTCATGGTGCCGCCCTTTCCGTTGCGAGACGTGTCGCCATGCTTGGCAGTGAAGGTCCGGCGACGCACACCATCGTCTCTGTTGCCGTGCTTGGCGAAGACGAGATCGAGCGTCGGTCGGGAGATGTTCAACGCCTTGGCCACGGCCAGGGCGTTGGGATTGGCAGGCACCGAGACCAGCGAAGTCTCGATCAATTCCTGCTTGGTGAAGTGCTCGCCGACAAAATCGATCATCGCTTTGTCGGTCGCCTTGCGCGCGCGGCTCTCGATCGGCCGGAAGCCGACTGACACCGCTTGCAGGATTCCGGCATCGACCAGCGCGCGGATTTCGTCGATACGCGGGGAAGTCCCTTTGGGCGCGAGTTCGAGATGGCCGCGCAACGCGCCTTTCTCGACTCGCAGGTTGTGCCACTTGCCGATCGGAAAATCGGCACGGTGATTGAACAGCGCGATCGGATTTTTCTTGAAGTGCGCGATGTCCCATCCATCGGACGCGATCACGTCGCCCATGCGATCGGGGGTCTCGTCCGACAGGATGAATTCCATGCCGACCACGGTGCCGGTGTGCGTCTTGTGAAACACCGGATGGCGCGCGCTCGCGGCAGCGGCGCGGTTT